ATTTCTTGATTTACTTGACACCAGATAGTCTATCTCGTCCTGATATTTACCTTTTGATATAATTTTACAATTAGCTTCACTATGTTTAAGTATCAGACATCTAACTGCTAGATTACTCAACTGTTTCTTATCCATAAGTTTTTTAGTTGTAGTCACCTTATTTACGGCGCCAAACAATCCTTCTAATACTAACTTGTGTGTATGGGCGCCATCTAAAGTACCTGTGAGACCTATACGATATTTACAATCAAGTAGTTTAGTCATAATTTCTGTAAGTGATTTAGATTTAAATAGATGTGCCTCATCGCCGAACACACAACCAAATTGTTTAAAGTATTCTTTTGGCAACTTGTATAGACTCTGCCATGTAGATATCAATACTTTCTTGTCTGTCTGATTTGAATAACCACTATACAATCTATGGCAATATCTCTTTACATTCCAACCATATGATTCAAAATCGGTATACATCTGTTCGACCAATGATGTTGTCGGCACGATTAATAATACTCTATTGTTGGCATCCTCTTTGATTAGATGTGAGTAATAACGAATCAAAGAATATATGATGAATGACTTACCGGATGCCGTAGGACTCACCAGGAGGGCCCTATTGCGTTTTAAACTATGATATATTGCGTCTATCTGATAATCTCTCGCCTCAAATTTTTGTCCCAGACTATTAGAAAATTTAGTGACAACATCTCTATCGACCTTGTTATCTATGTCTATATCTTTACCGGCCACTATATTGTAACCTCTTTCTTCGGCGAATGCTTTGATGTAAGGATATAGGCCAAAGTATATCTCTTTGGTCTTCTGTGAGAATAATCTTATCTTGCCATCCCACATACGAGTACGATATGCCGGCATGAATTTATAACCTGGCACATAGAAAGTAAAGAATTCAGATATCTCTCTTTGTATATCTGACTCGCAGTCTATCGTGATATAGACTTCGTTCTTCTTTTCTATGATGATGAGATTAGAGTTGTCGTGATTGATAATCATATAAATTCCATATTGTCATACTATTATTTATATAATTTATTTCCATTGATTTCCTACGACCCATCCCACAAGTGCTTTACGAATACCTTTTGTGACTTTTTCTACCTTGTGCCATGTGTGACTAGGAAAAACAATCATCTCGCCTTTTTTAAGTGCGAATGATTTTACTTTTGTTTTTTCTGAAATGGGGTGTGTTTCACATATACTAAAATCGCCACCTTCATATTCGTCATTTAGACACAACGTAAAACTTAATTTCCTAATCGTGCCATTATTATAAGGTTTGCTATGATTATCTATATGCCAATCATAGTAGTCGTCTTTTTGATATACCGTATATTGTAGGGGTTCAAATTCTTTTAATGAAAAATTATATAACTTGTTTGCTGAATGAATGAGATGATGTAATTCTGTTGAGAGTTTATAACCCTCATTCATCCATGATACTTTAGAACTTCTATTGGCATTATCGCCATCTTTTATTTTTGCGTCTGTACTGTTTAGTAATTCACCATCTCTTATAACTTGGTCACAGAAACTATGTGATATTGATATGTGAAAAGGATTATATTGCACCGCTAGTAAACTTCTTCCATTCAATAGCGTTCTTGATTAAAAATGTTCTATTGTTAATACTTCTTAAAACCTGTTCAAGATATTTAACTATCTGATTAAGATAGGCAACCTTTTGATCTGCCTTCTGTAAATCAGGATCAGAATCCATATAGATATGTACATCTGCCTTTAACACTTTTATGTCAAAAGGTCTTTGTTGATATACATGAGCGTCTGCCTTACCTGTATAGTATTCCCACTTATCTCTCGTCATAGTCTTATGATCGTATTCAGATTTCTTTAGTAGTAGAGAAAACTTGTTGAAGTGTTGTAAATATTTGTTATGTAATAAAGGTATCTTAATTGATTCGGCGTCTAGTTCCGTATCATCTAATTTAAAGTCTTTATTAACTGATTGTTGTAATTCTTCTAATGTCATGTATATATTATATCACCTTTTCTGCTAATTGTAAAGCGCTTTAGCCATTTCTTCTTGTGTTATATATTTTAGATTAGGACAATCTGACCATTCTTTTATTGGCATATCCGTTTTTGCTTCGGCACCTTTATTTACTTTATAGAATTGTGTGTTAGGAAATTTATCAAATGTGTGTTTATGTTGTAGGATCCAATTAAATGTTTCATCTGGATTGTTAGGTCTGGCTGCCAATGCGTCTTTCTCGGCATAACTATCTGTACCGGCATATATGTTATTGACTTTATCCGTATCAGAATATAGATCGTGTCCGACTATGTAAACTTCTTTGGCACTTAACTCACAGGCAAGATATACTGATCGACTGCCTGTAGCGTAGGCAAAATTATCTACATCCGGTTCAATGTTTTCTACGGGACCTTGTGTTTCTTTTATTTGTGTGACATATGCCACACCTAGATTCTTACCTTTAGTTTCTGTAAACACACCATCAGCGCCGTGATATACACAGTCCTGTAAAGACGCAGCGTTGACATCGGAGTCCTGTTTAGTTTTACATTTGCTTAAGCATTCTTCGGCAATCATCTTGGGTATCGGCGTCCAGTATCCTAGATATGTTTTCATATCTTTGAGATTTGCATTACGATATATCTCGTGTGACATTCTTGAATCTAGTGCCACTAATATATCAGGTGTGAAGTCACGATATATAGCATTACAACCTATAACAGTTGCATAGTCTTTCATCTTCTGTAAATCTAGGCCTTGTCTTGATTGCCCATTACCCAGGCAGACGGCCGTATCTATCCATGTTAAAGTCTTCATCAAAAATCATCCTGTATTGTCTTGTATTATGTAGAAGATATCTGTACAATGTCATAATTTAAATAATTAAAACTTGCTTGTACTGTCAAATAATCAACATCACTTGCCTTGATATCATAAGATAATGATCCTAAAGATGTAGGATAAACATTTTTAAATCTTATTTCAGTCTTGGCAATATTCTTACTATTTAAAACTGTCAATGTTGCGTCTGAATATATACCACCTTCATCAAGTGGTTTCTTAATAGATGTTCCTGTTGCAGCCGTACTTGACGTTGTGCCAGGAAATCTGTCGGCGCCTGTTCCTTGTAAGTCTGCGAATTCAGTATGATTTTTAGCAAATCCTAAACCACTTAACCAGTCATGTAATTCTTTATAGTTAGATAAATTTTCATCTACTAAGAATGACATATCTAAGGATTGATAAGTTAGCGTGTCGCCAGGTATAGGATAGTCATACAAAGGCGTCGGCACAGTTGCTGTACCTAAAGATATTCCAGGTATGTTTGCCGTCTGTACAGTAAACTCAACTAGCGGAAGTTTAGTCATTTTGAATCTAAACTGAATCGGACTTGCATAGTCAAGTTTAGTAGGTTCTCTATCGATTATATTTGTTGTTGTCATACTACTATTTATAATGGTTTTTAGAACAAAAAAAAGGGCGCCGAAGCGCCCTTTTTCGTAATCGGTGTCAACCAATATTACATGATGTTAGAAACTTTAACACGTCTGTAATACACGTTTTGGTCGCCAGCAGCAGGAGCAGTTAAGTCAATTGCACCAGCACCATTAGTTGTTGCGAAAGGATTAGCAACCATACCATATCTAGTTTTGAAACCGATTTTTGGTTGGAAACTATCTTGACCAACGGCTCTTACCATTTGTAATGGTACATAAGGACAATAGAAAATCCCAGAGTCGTAAGGTGAAGTACCTTTGTAACCTACTACATAAAATTGAGCAGCAGAAATGTTTGCACTATATGGATCGATGTAAACTTTAAATTTACCATTCAATACACCAGCGAAAGTATTTCCTGTGTCATCAACATTTAAGTTAGTAGCAAGAGCAGGAGCGTAATCTAATACACCACTCATTTGAAGTGCCGAAGCAACATCAGCTGAACAGATAATCATATTACCTTTTCCTCTTCTTGTTAGTTGACCAATCGCATTAGCATCTCTCTCTAATTGGAATAATAGTCCTTTGAATTTCTCAACTGACCATCTACCGTTTGAGTCTGTGTCAAGGTCAAAAATACCAGCAGTAGTAGTATTAACTTGAGCACCTGCTTTTGCAGTTGTGTAGATTGTTCTAACAACTTCTCTATTGATTTCCGCAAGGATTTCAGAAGATAGGATGTTAGCAAGTTCTGTTTCAGCGTCTAAACCGTGGATTGCTTTTAAGTCTTGAGCAAGTTCCATAGTGTATTCAGCTTTAAGAGCTCTTGATTTTGCAGTAACCGTAACTTTATCGATTGAGAAAGCCATTTCAGCAAACTCATCAGTACCATCGCCAAGCGTTTCTGCTTGTGCAACTGACATACCATCACCAGTAGTGTAAGTACCAGCAGGTGAATCATTTAGTACACTTGGATTAGTTCCAGCTTGAACACTTGTTGAACCTGTGTCAGACGCAGCATCTCTTGACGAGAAGTCTGAATCAGCTTCGTTGAATAATGCTTCAGCACCTGCTTGTGAACCAAATCTTGATTTCATAGCGAAAATCAAACCAGTTGGACCAGTCATAGGTTGAACACCGCAAATATCGTATGCGATTAAGTTAGGCATTGCTCTTCTAACAAGTGATATTAAAACAGGATCCCAATTGTCAACACTTGAACCAGTTGCGTTAGCTGGTGCAGCTTCTGACATAAACGATCTGTCTTCTCTAACTGCTTTTTCTTGGTTTTCCAAGATAACAGTTGTTACAGCTCTTTTGTATGCGTCACCAATTTTTGGTAAATCAGGATGCTCCAATACTGGCTGCCATTTGTCTTGTAATGTTTCAGTAAGATACATTTTTATCTCTCCTAAGTTTATTAATTAATTAAATCTTTACAGATTTAAGGTTTTTAGTAATAGCGGCTGTATATGCAGCCATAGCATCGGTATTGCTCTCAATTGGAGCGTTAGCCGCAACTGAATCAACTTCATCTTTCGAAGCAGTTTCTTCAATTTTAGATTTAGGGAAATAAGATTCTTTTATAGTTTCTAATTTCTCTCTAAACTTGTCAGCACTATCGTACTCAACATTCTCAGCCATCTTCTCGAATTTTTCTTTTTCTGTATCAGCTAAGTCTGACGCAACTTCGTCAATAGCTTTTGCTTTTGCAGATGAAGAAACTTCTTTAGATAAATCAACATTTTTTGCAATCTGTTCATTTAACTTATCTTCAAGTTTTTTATTCTGATTAGTTAGGTCGTCTAGTACATTGTATTTTTCTTCTGGAACATCAATATAATGTTCTTTGAATAAGTCTTTAAGACCAGTAATAAAATCCTCAGCAATCTCAGTTCTAATTCCTCTTTCAACTGCTAATTCATTTTCTTTCATCCATTCTTCAACAACATAGTTTAGGTATGAGTCAACTTTTTCGACCATAGCTTCTTTTACTGTTTCAGTT